GATGAGATAGCGCTGCATCACTTGAATCTTCGCTAATATCAATAGAGGGGCGCTGCGTAACCTGAAATCTTTGGCCGATCTTATTAACAATGACGTTTGTTGATCCAGAGTTATAATCTGTGATAGTTGAACCACTGAATGCCTGTATTTCTAAATCAGTAGCAAGGGAGATTTTCATCAGTAATCAACCGGCTCATCAAGTGATTCATAATCTGTAATAGATAACCGGCGTATCTCACGCTTGGCTCTTGATTCTTTTGATGCAATTCTCTGATAACGCGCATTAGATACAGAGTAGGTATCTGCTGAGTTATACGCCATTAACGCCTCAACATGAGTAACAAATTTATCTGGAACAGGGCCAGCACTTGCCCATGAATCCAGACCCGTATCTTTTAGCTCTGCAAAAACCTGATCGTACGCCCTAACCATCCTCGCCAAATCTTTGGCTTGAATAGTCTTGCCAAGACTTAAAACACCCAGCAATTCAAGCGTACCATCATAGACCTTTGCAAGCGTTGCCATTACCCAGCCTTACGGTTTAATCTTTCAACAGCAATTTGGGTTTTTGTGTCTTCATCACGCTGTAAATCTGCTTTTTCTTTGGCTTTTTCATCATTCTCATACAAGACTTCCTGAGTGACCTCACCTTTAACAAAGCATGGATTGCCAGAAATCTTCGCTAAGACCTGCTCATTTTTTACCTCAACAGGCTTACCTCGGGTAAACACCTGAATACCCATAAACTTAATTAAATGAGGTGACTCCTCACCCTTTCCAATATAGGTGTAGATATTCTTACCTACTACCTTTAAGCTCGGCACCGATTCAACTTCACCAAACTTTTCACTGTAAACTTTAATAACATCATCATTGCTTCGAGGCACTGTATCCATAAACTCAGACAGCTTCTCACGCATAGTTTTAACGTCCATACTTCCTCCAAAATGGGGCGAGTTTCCCCGCCCCTGTTAGTTAGTCAAGATAACCGTAAACTTCTACAGTGACAGTAGCCGCTATGTTTGTTGCAGCGTCTACAACCGTGCCGTAAACATCAAGGAATCCACTAGGGTCAGTTGATTGACCACTAACTAATTCCCATGCTTTCTTATTATAATTGGCAATATCACCAACTATTGCAGCACTTCCTGCCGCTGTTACATCATGCCCATTAGATAAAGCAACAGGATCAGATGTGATGTTGCCATCAACTGTACCTAACCCCATATCCAATGTTGGAGCACCGGTACTCGCAAGATCATCCCATGATACAAGGGAAATACTTGAAATACGGGCACTCGCGGGAATACGGCAGAACTTAACCGTATCATTAGCGGTGGATGCAGCTAACTCAATCGTTGCTGAACCCAGCAACTTTAAAGTACCCGCATCACCTGGACCTGTAACAAGACCTTGAACATTACGCAGTTCAGTTGCGACATTTGTGTATGTAATATCACTCATCTTTTGTCTCCTTAATCAGCAGAAGCAGAATGGAATGAAGTTAACATGCCATGTTGCTTGTTATTGTAGAAGGTCTTTTTGATGTCATGCTTGGCTGAAATCGCCACACCGTTCAGATGCTCATAATCATCTTCTTTACGACGTTTAAACGAAGCAGTTCGACCAATACCAAAGCCCATTGCCTGAGCGCCTAAGAAGCAGCCAACACCAACACGTGTTGTTCCACTACCAGAAGTCGCTAAGCTATCACCGGTTGCATTTGCACCCCATACACCATCCCAAAGACCAGAGCCAGAACTGTCAATAAACTTATCCAGATCAGGGCATTCTTTGATAATCACGCCATCCCATAACAGATCACCACCACTAAACATAGGGTTATCCTTGTTACGCTGAAGGGCGTTTTGATGGAAAGCCTGCAAAGTGGTATCTGCACGTAAATCACGGAAGGAGTATTTACCGACCATCAGTACAAACCACGGCTCATCACCTTTAATCATAATAGGACGAATTAAAGGATCAGCATCTTGTGCCATTCGTTTCATTAGCTCAATCATAGCAACATCCAATTTATCATTGGTTGTGTCCACGGTGCCTAATGAGGTTGAGTGATCTCCCGATGTAAGATTTGCCTTAATTGCGCCATAGAGGATACGATCAGTGTTGTTTGCATTCCACGTATCCATATTCGCAGCAGAGGCCGCTGTTGAGCCTGTAGCACCCGAGGCTTCTGTACCACCATAGTTATAGTAAGTACCACCGGCTTCGATTGCACCAAGCGCCTGAATCATCTGGTCACGTTTAGTTTCCATAATCCAGTTCATTAAACCAGGACGGGCTTCACTGAACAGATCAAACTCAGACTTTTCACGCTCTTCATTGTCAATTAAAACACCTTGACGATGATACGTGGGCTGAAGTGTGTAGGCGTAGTTAGACAGGGCTTGCTCTGATCCACTCAACTGAGTAGAGCCACGAACACCCGCGCCGCCAACTTTACCAATCAAAGGAAGTGAGCATTTCTTTAGCTCACGAACCACCTGTATGACTTTGTTTTCGTCTGTACCAATTAATGGGCCAAAACGACCACCACGAACATACTCGCGCAGGACTTTCTTTTTAAACCGCGTGACCTGATTTGCGGTTGAAATTGCTGAACTTGCCATTTTAAATTACCTTTTGTTATGGCTACCATTCCTGATCTTCAAAAATATCCATCAGTCCTTCCTCTTTCTCCACCTGTGGAGTGTTAGGCGCTTGCGCGGTAGCCGATGCTAAGTTGGGTGCATTAACCGCAGACTTGTTTCGCTTATCGCTTTCAGAGAGTTCAGGTTCTTTTATTTCAGGTTGACTAAAAAGTGACGCCTTATATGCTTTTGCCGTATTATACGCAAAAGTACCCGCATCCTCACTCATCAACATCCTACCCACTAACGAATCATCCGATAGAGTCATAACTTCAAAAATTCTTTCCATTTCAACGTAATCATCATGCTGTTGAAGCATATTATTTCGTGAAATCTCAAGCCTTTCTCCCGTTACTCTTGACTGCTCCGCATTCTGCTCCTGTTGCCATTTATCGCGATTATATGCGTCATAGGCATCAATATCATCATACGGGTCGGGCGCTTCATCATCTTTAGGTATCTGACTTCTAAGTTCCTCGTTTTCCTCTTTAAGCTGCTTTGCTTTTCGTCTAACGTCATGCAATGCGGCAATGGGTACTAATGTTGGCTCTTTTTCCGCTGGCGGCTCGGATTCTTTATCAGCTTCAACTTCGGTTTTATCCTTGGTTCCTACTGTTTCGCCCTCAGTGGGTGGCTCGGCTACAGGTTCAACTTCTACCTGTATTTCCTCGCTCTCCTCACTTTCAAAGAGTTCATCTACTGCTTCATTTGTACTTTCTGCCATTTTCTTTCTCCTCTACGCCCAATTTTAGCTTTGGCGGCAAGCTTTTAGCACCCGATCTCCGGTGGCGAGTCTGCTTTAATAAGCAGAAAATCTATATAACAACCCCAGTATTATCAGGAGGGGTGTCCAGTAATAATTCAGTCTGCAACTCTACCTGCTCGCCTTCTTTTGCTGACTTGAAGGCATTGGCTTGTGCTAATTCTGAGTTAGCGGCCTCTTTCTGAGCTTTTGCACTATTTAACTGAACCTTACTCTGTTTTTCAGCATTGTCTATCTCAGCTTGTTGCTGCTGGATTTGACCATTCTGTTGAGCCGACTGTTCAATTGACTTAATAATCTTATCTTTACCACGTAATTCTGATAATTTAAGCACATCAGTAAATGGCACATCAGGTCGAGTTTGAGCAATTTTACTTAGTAATTCAAACTGCTCACGCTGGATATTGACTGAATCATAAGATGTCTCAATGATAATATCCATATCCAGTTGAGCTACGTTATTTTTAATCTCAACTATTTCATTTAATTGCGGGTCTTGAGCTTCCATCATTTGCTGAAGCTGCATTTGAGCCTGTCTGCGCTCAGGAAGATATAAAGACTCATCCTCTGCCTTTTCCTGCAACATTTCCTGAACCGTTACAGGCTGATTTAATCCAACCCAGCGAAGTTTGGTTGAGTCATCTGTAACCCTTAACCATTTCTCAGCACCCCAGAATTGTTTAATTCTCATCCATATTTGACGGTATATTCTTTTTTCCCATCCCGTTATTCCAGCATAAAGGGATGACAGCTCATTTGTGGCTGCTTGCTGTAGATTAGTTATGGCTGTCCCTGATAAATCCCCTTGCCGCTCACCAGAGAGCTGTGCATTAAATCCAATCGCATCCAGCTCACCTTTAGCATCTTGCAAGAGGGTAAATTGAGCATCTGCCATATCATTTGTTCTGACAAATTCAAAATCTCCTTTTTCACCCTCATATTCAAAATGACCATCGGGTTTTGCGGCTTCTCTTTTTAAGGCTGGAATATCAGAAATAGCGCCTTTTCTTCCCATGGTCTGGCGCGTTGATAACAGAAATAAATATTTTGAGCGTCGATGATTGATTTCATCCTGTAAATCTATCCAATAGCGAACTTCACCAAATCGGTTATTATCACGATCTATGTTTGCTGCAATTGATTCAATAGGGTTGACCGGCTCTCCATATTCATTTAAATAAGGAGATAAGGCGGGTTTAACAAGAAATCGAGTTGAGGTGAAATAGCACATGTACCACTCACCTTTATCTATATAAAAATGCTGGCAAACACGAACCCTTCCCTCTCTTTTATCTACCCACTGAGGTCGGTCATCAAACGTTTCTTGCCCATTTTCATTAGAGTCTTCCTCCTCTTCTGATAACTCAACGCCAAACTTTTCCTCAACCTCTTCCTCATCCATCCAAAGGATAATGCCATCATATCGTTTATCAGAAAAATCTAATTTCCTTGAGTGGATGTCATAGTAATATCTGTCCCACGGAATATCCTCAATAGTGATTTCAATTTCTTCCCCTTCCTGAGTGACCTGAACAATACCTGCGCCATAGCCTTCAACAAAAACATTCTCTGCTACATCAAGTTTAATCTGGTCAAAATCATTATTATCAGCAACATATCTCAGACCGTCAGTAATAGATTCTGCTGCCTTCTCATGCTTAGGTGTTCGAGGCCATGCTTTAGGATCAGTCTTTCTCTGGATTAAAAGACCCTTTAGTCCTTCAACTTTTGGTTTAATGCGATTAACGGTAATGGCTGCCTGACCACGTGATTCAATTTTACTCTTTTCTTCACTTGTCCATTGCTTATGGTCTTTATAGTCACGATCACGCTCAGATAGAATTCTTGCTTCCTCAGTATTAATTAGAAAGTCTTCAACGTCTTTTTTTACATCTTCAAGTGATTTCATCGGGTGTGAATTCCATAATCATCATAATGGTATAAGCGATCAGGATCTTTGGTTAAAACTCTAAGATGAGTGACGAAAATATTATTTCCAGCAATAGCTGTGATTTTAATCATCGAAGACCCGCTTTCAGGCGTGGTAATGGTGGCGCTGGAAATTGAACTAGATAATGATTCATTTGTAATAGAAGCCTGACCCCTAAGTTTTGTCCATGTGACAGAGGTGACAGTGCCGTTATCGGTTTCCCACGGCGAGAAATCATATTGAATCGTCTGAGCCTCGCTTTTAAAAGCAAGTAGCCGCCTTAATTGCTGACTTCGGTTTGATTTAACAACGTATGAAATCATCCGGTTTTCCAGTTACTTTCTGATAGCTCATCAAATCCATACTCATCTTTTTTTACAATGGGAGTCACATTCATTTCTGTTGGCGCAAATGCCTGATCTAAAATTCGACCAAATAATCCGCATACATCGACTTTATCATCCCTGTAGTTTGTATTAGGAATGAATTTTACTAATTGGTCAACCAATTCATCACCCCACTGGCATCTAGGGATATAAACCTGACCCATCGCTGATAATCCCTGAAAAGCACGAGCATTCGCCCCTTTATCACCAATATGTGGCATCCACTCCTGCCTAAAGTAGACTCTATTCTTTTTCTTCGCCTTTTTCAAGAACGGTTCAACAGAGCGACGGATCACTCCCACCTCAGCTAGCCATGCAAACGGCTTTACTCTCTTTGCCATTTTCAACTGAGAATCAATCCATATATCGGGTGAGGTCTGACCGCTCCACCAATCAGTAAACCATAGGTTATCATTCTTATCAAACCCACCGGCGCCATGCTCAGTAAAATCACCCTTTCCCTCACTCACTGCATAATCCGACGCACAATACATACAAAGTGAGGGCTCACTTCCTATATCATATCTGTTAAACCATTCTCTCTTAAAAAACACACCCACATCAGGCTGAGGTTGCTGTTGATACAAAGACCCCCATATACGAAAATCTGTTCCTTTATTGGTCTGTACATGCTTAATCTCCTTCCAAACCTCTGGGGTGAAATTATCCGGCCATAACCACTCCCCCACTTCACGACCAAGAATATCATTCTCCCTCGCCTCAGCAGGCATAGAGATAACTGTCCAAATCTGTCCATCAAATCCCTCAAACTCACCGCTCTCACCATTCCATCCTTCAGGTAAAATACGCCCACTCAGATCGTCTAT